ACGATTTTTATATAAATACGATCAGGAAGAGAAAGCGTTTCTCGCCCTGGGAAAAGAAAGTTAAACTTGATGATCTTGAGTGTGTCAAAGAGTATTATAATTATAGTACCGAAAAAGCACAAGCAGTTCTGAAGTTACTAAATAAAGAACAACTTGAATTTATTAAATCGAAATTAAATCGTGGAGGAAAAGCATAATGGCGCAAGTTGCTGAGGTACAATGGTCTCGTGAAAGTATGGTTGAGGTTAAACTTTCTCAACCAGATGATTTTTTGAAAGTAAGAGAAACTCTTTCAAGGATTGGAGTTGCATCACGTAAGGAAAAGAAACTCTATCAATCTTGCCACATTTTGCATAAGCAGGGTAAATATTATATTGTTCATTTTAAAGAACTGTTTGCTCTTGATGGTAAAACTGCAAACCTGACTCAGAATGATGTTCAAAGACGTAACAGAATTACTCAACTTCTTTCTGATTGGGGATTGATTGAGATTGTAGATGAGTCAACTATTTCTGATATTGCTCCTTTGAATCAGATTAAAGTTCTTGCTTATAAAGAAAAGGGTGAGTGGGAACTTGAATCTAAGTATAATATTGGTAAGAAGAAAACTACTCCTGTAACCGTATAAATAACATCGAGACCTTCGTGCGGTCTCTACAAAAGTCGGAACACCCCATATAGTGGTACGGTTTTCACTGTGCCACTATTTTTGTATTTGTTTCTATATAATATGGTTGCCTTCGGGGACCTCAAAACATAAACTCGCTTTTAAAGGAGCTACAATAATGACTGGACTAAGAAAGTTCGGCACCAAAGATTTGGATGCCATTGTAGATGCTGTGGAAAGACACAGCGTAGGTTATGATGATTTGTTTTATAGATTGCATTCATATGGAGCAGGAGCACCACAAAATTCATATCCTCCATACAATTTGGTAAAGGAAACAGAATTTAAATGGAGAATTGAACTGGCACTTGCTGGTTGGTCAAAGGATGATATTGAAGTTACTACAGAATCTAATGTTCTTGTTATTAAATCCAAGTCAGCAAAGGATAAAGATAATGTAGAATACATGCATCGTGGTGTTGCAACTCGTACTTTCTCTAGAAGATTCAATCTATCTGATGATGTTGAAGTTGGAGAAGTTAAATTTGAAAATGGAATGTTAATTATTGATCTGCAACGAATTATCCCAGAGCATCAAAAATTAAAAGTTTATGAAATCAAATAAATAATTCAAAGGGTCTTGACAAAAAGTTGAGACCCTTTTATAATGTAAGTTCTTATTGTATTACCATGGCGATTCGAGTAGTTAAATTAAAATCTGGAGAAGATGTTGTTGCTGATGTTTCTGAAGCGCAACATAAAGAAACTGGTGTAAGACAGGCATTTATTTTTAATCGTGCCTATAAAATTATTGTCGAAAAACAAATTGTTGAGGGCACTGAGGGTAGAAACCAGCAATATACTGGTAGGATTCTTCTTGAATCTTGGCAACCTCTTACTCATGATGAAGACATTGCGGTGAACCCAGATTGGGTGGTTTCTATTGTTGAACCTATTATGTCGGTTCTGGAGGCATATGGACAAACCCTCAAACCAATCGAAGAGGCAAAGTCAACGTTTGGACCAGACGTTGCTACAGAAGCGAATGTTGAAATTGTTGAAGATAAATAATAATAAATCTCATTTAACGTCCGTGAAATCGTTTCAAGAACTCAGATTAACCCTGATGTATCACGATAAACTTAATATCAAATTCTGGGATGGATTTGATTTAAAGCAAGAAGTAGCAACAAAACTTCTTGAGATTGGATACAAATGGGCAGAGTTCGCAAAGATTCCTGAGGAATCAATTAAAGATATTATTTTAGTTGGTGGTAACGCCAACTTTAATTACACAAGATTTTCTGATTTAGATTTACATCTACTTGTAGATAAAACTCAGATTGCTAATTGCCCAGAATTATTAGATGATTATTTGAGGGACAAGAAGCAACTATGGGCGCTTATGCATGATATTAAAATTTATTCACATCCTGTAGAATTGTATGCTCAGGACATTAATGATCCACTTCCAGCAGGTCAGGGAGTTTATTCGGTTTTAAACACAAAGTGGATCAAGGAACCCCAGAAACAGCAAGTGGATCTGACCGACCCCTTGCTTTTTAAGAAGGTCCATGATATGATGGAAAAGATTGACGACCTGATCGAAAATCAAGCAGATGACCCATCAGTTCTCAAGAAACTGAAAGACAGGATCAGAGACATGAGAGCATCTGCTATTCAACAAGGTGGAGAGTTTGCACTTGAGAATCTAGTATTCAAAGAGTTACGCAATCAAGGATACCTTGACAAACTAAGTAAACACATTAGAGACATCGAAGATCGTAAATTATCACTATGACCGTTAAAGTTATTCTCCTGAAATCTGGTGAAGATGTAATTTCAGATGCCCAAGAAATTCTTGATAAAGAAAACACAGGCATTGTTGCATACTATTTGACTAACCCATATGTAATGCAATTGACAAGTAGAGTTGAAGAATCTGACGAAATTGTTGGTGAAGACGAAGAACCACAATCAAAGACAACCTTTAGTGTTCAGTATACTCATTGGGCACCTCTTGCAAAACAAAGACAATTTGTAATTCCTTCTGATTGGGTAGTTACCATTTATGATCCTCATGATAATATTATGAAGGATTATTGTTCAAAGCACAATATTAAAGTTGAGGAGGAAACTGATGCAGGAAGTGAAACTGCTGCTGCTTAAGACAGGGCAATATGTGATTTCTTACATATCGGAAATGGAAATGGAACCATCTGTGTTCCTTTCTGATCCTATGGAGATTGTGGACGGCACTCTCCACAAGTTCCCTCGCTACTCAGGGCAGAGGAACATCTTGCTTTATTCGGACATCCTTGCTACAGTACTGGATCCTGACCCTGAGATCCTGGCAAAGTACCAGGCGTCCGTTCCTAAAGATGACACTGATGAAGAAGTTCTACAGTAATGTTTTCCTTTCTGGAGATAAGATCTTTTATATTGGTTATGAGGACGGTCAACGTGTTCAATACCAAGAGGTCTTTTCTCCAGTTCTTTATGCACAATCAAATAAACAAACAAAATTTAAAACTCTCGATGGACGCTATGCTCAAGAGATTCAGTTCAGCAGCGTAAAAGACGCAAAAGAGTTTATTCAAAAATATAAAGAGGTAGAAAATTTTAAAATCTATGGAAACGATAGATTTCTTTATCAGTACATAAGTAGTAAATTTCCAGAAGAAGAGATTGAGTATGACACATCACAACTGAAGATTTATACTCTTGATATTGAGACCTCATCTGAAAACGGGTTTCCAAATGTTGCAGATACTTCAGAAGAGATTTTATGTCTTACTATTAAAGATTTTACTACAAAGAAATTAATTGTGTGGGGTACTCGTGAATATGAGAACTCTCGTGATGATGTGGAGTATCGTGTCTTCTGGAAAGAAGAAGAAATGTTTAAGGACTTTCTTGCATGGTGGGCAGAAAATACTCCAGATATTTTGACGGGATGGAATGTCAAGTTATTTGACGTACCTTATATCTGTCGTAGAATTGATCGAGTACTGTCTACAAAGTACATGAAATCATTATCTCCATGGAATAAAGTTAATGAAAGAGAAGTTGAAATCAAAGGGCGTAATTATATTTACTATGATATCATTGGCGTCAGTATCCTTGACTATCTTGATCTTTATCAGAAGTTTACTTACACTAACCAAGAGTCATACCGACTGGATCATATTGCCAGTGTTGAACTAGGTCAGCAGAAACTGGACCATTCTGAGTTTGAAACTTTCAAAGATTTCTATACTCAAAATTGGCAAAAGTTTGTTGACTATAACATCATTGACGTAGAACTTGTTGACCGTTTGGAAGACAAGATGAAACTGATCGAGTTGGCATTAACTATGGCATATGATGCTAAAGTTAATTTTGAGGATGTGTATTATCAAGTACGCATGTGGGATAGTATCATCTATAATGATCTTACTCGCAAAAATATTGTAGTACCTCCTAATGAACGCCATGATAAGGATTCAAAATATGCTGGTGCATATGTTAAAGAACCTGTTCCAGGACTTTATGAGTGGGTGGTTTCTTTTGACCTCAACTCACTCTACCCTCATCTCATTATGCAGTACAACATCTCGCCAGAAACGCTACTTCCAACAAAACATCCATCTGCAACAGTAGATAGAATTTTGAAGAAGGACATTACTGTTGATGGTGAGTATTGTGTTTGTGCAAATGGAGCACAATATAGGAAGGACATTCAAGGATTTCTTCCTAAACTTATGCAAAAGATGTATGATGATCGAGTACTGTATAAGAAAAAGATGCTTCTTGCTAAACAAGAGAATGAAAAGAGTCCAAGTCCTGAGTTGGTAAAAGAAATTTCTAGATGTAATAATATCCAAATGGCAAAGAAGATTCAACTGAATTCTGCTTATGGTGCTATTGGAAATCAATACTTTAGATATTTCAAACTTGCTAATGCTGAAGCAATCACTTTATCTGGGCAAGTATCAATTCGATGGATTGAGAACAAGATGAATGGTTATCTAAATAATCTACTTCAAACAGAAGAGATTGATTATGTTATCGCATCTGACACCGACAGTATCTATCTTAACCTTGGACCTCTTGTTGATAAATTTTTTAGTAATAGGTCTAGCGATAAAGCAGCAATTGTTTCAATACTGGACAAGATCTGCCAGGAAAAGTTGGAACCATTTATCGAATCTAGTTATCAGGAACTTGCGAACTACGTTTCGGCGTATGACCAAAAGATGCAAATGAAACGTGAGAACATTGCTGATAAAGGTATTTGGACTGCTAAGAAAAGGTACATTCTCAATGTATGGGATAGTGAAGGAGTTCGATATTCAGAACCAAAACTTAAAATGATGGGTATTGAAGCGGTCAAATCTTCTACACCAGCACCATGTAGGGCAAAGATTAAAGAAGCACTTAACATTATTATGACCAAAACTGAAAGTGATCTTATTAAATTTATTGATCAGTTTAAAAGTGACTTTTTTAAAATGCCTCCCGAGGAGATTGCTTTCCCTCGTAGCGTCAATGGGTTGACAAAATGGAAAGACCCTGTTAGGTTGTATAAGAAGAGTTGTCCCATTCATGTGAGAGGAGCATTGCTCTACAATTTCCAATTAAAGAAGAATAAACTTACACATAAGTATCCTCTTATTCAAGAGGGGGAAAAGATTAAGTTTGTTTATCTACAAACACCAAACCTTGTTGGGGAAAATGTAATTTCTTTTATTTCTAATTTTCCACAGGAAGTCAAGATTAGTAAGAACGTAGATTACAAATTGCAGTTTCAAAAATCATTCCTAGATCCTCTCAAGATTATTCTTGATGTTATTGGATGGAAAACTGAAAAAGAAGTTAACCTGGAGTTTTTATTTGCATGAGTATTTTCGACACACTTGCCAAAGAGGCAAAAAACGATTATGCCAAACTTGTATCAGATGGTATTACCACTGGTGATGAGCAGAAGTTTATCGGCACTGGATCTTATATTCTTAATGCACTACTGAGTGGTAGTATCTATGGGGGTATTCCAGATAATAGAGTTACTGCTATTGCTGGTGAACAGGCAACTGGTAAAACTTTTTACGCTATTGGTATTGCCAACCATTTTCTTGATGCCAATCCAGAAGGTGCTGTATTTTATTTTGATAGTGAAGCAGCAGCAACAGGGGATCTTTTTAAGAACCGTGGGTTAGATACTGATCGTGTCTGGCATTTTCCTGTAGATACTATTGAGGAATTTCGCACTCAGATCATTCGTATCCTTGATAATCTTCTTAAGACGCCTCAGGAGGACCGTAAACCTCTCTTGATTGTTTTGGACTCCCTTGGTATGCTAGCATCGTCAAAGGAACTGGAGGATGCCCTTGCTGACAAGCAGGTTCGTGACATGACTAAGACCCAATCTATCAAGTCAGTGTTTAGAATCATCACCAGCAAACTGGGTAAACTGAAGGTGCCTATGATCGTTACCAACCACACCTACAAGACCATGAACATGTATGGTGATCAATCTGAAATGGGTGGTGGTAGTGGTCTCAAATATGCTGCATCTACTATCATGTATCTTTCTAAATCCAAAGAGAAGGATGGTACTGATGTTGTAGGTAACATCATTAAAGTTAAAGCAAACAAATCACGTTTTACTAAGGAGAATTCTCAAGTTGCTACACGTCTTTTCTTCGATGCCCGTGGACTTGATAAGTATTACGGATTACTGGAATTGGGTGAGAAGTACGGAGTATTCACTCGTAAGGGCAATCGGGTCGTTGTTGGGGAATCCTCTGTTTATCCTTCTGTTATTCTTTCTGATCCCGAAAAGTACTTCACAGATGAAGTAATGGAAAAACTTGATTGGGCAGCAGGACAGGAGTTTAAGTATGGAAACTAAACGAATTGAAGATTATATCAAAGTTTATGATGATGTTATTCCTAATAACCTTTGCGATGAGTTAATTGCAAAATATCATAAATCTGATCCAGAATTTGTTAATCATGAAGGTAGACCTAAGTTTCATCATTTAACTTTAGATCCTGACATTTCTAAATCTTTATTAGAAATTGTTAGATTTTCTTTAGTAAAATATGCAAATACTACAGGATTAGTTTCTTGGATGCCTGAAAAATACGCTGTGGAAGATTTTAGAATTAAACGATATCGAATGGGGACTGATGATAGATTCTCTCCTCACGTTGATGTTGGTGACCATGCAAGTGCTAGGAGATTCTTAGCATTCTTTATGTACTTAAATACAGTTTATGAAGGGGGTGAAACTAATTTCACATCTATCAATAAAAAAGTAAAAGCAAAAAAAGGTCGATTGCTAATATTTCCACCACTGTGGACTTTTCCACATGAAGGGAAACCTGCTATTAGCGAAGACAAATACATCGTAGGATCTTATTTACACTATACATGAACTCACTTGAATTCACAATTTTAAAGAACCTTGTCTTTAATGATGAATATCGTCGTCAGGTATATCCATATCTGAAGAAATCTTATTTTGAAAATCATGAGGTTCAAATTCTCTTTGGGTTAATTAGTGAATTCATTTCAAAGTATGAGAAGTGCCCCACGAAGGAATCACTTCATATTGATTTACAAAATACCAAATCATTAACCGAAAATGATTTTCAAAATGTATCTACATTAATTAATAAACTTAATGTAGAAGAAGTTGAGTATCAATGGTTATTAGATTCTACTGAAGAGTGGTGTCGCAATCGTGCTATCTATCTTTCTTTACTTGAGAGTATCAAGATTGCAGATGGTAATGATCAAGAGAAGGAGATGGGAGCAATTCCATCTATCCTTCAAGATGCAATTGCAGTATCATTTGATAATAGAATTGGTCATAACTATCTTGAAGATTTTTCCGAACGATTTGATTCTTATACAAGGGTAGAATCAAAGATACCATTTGATCTTCAGATGTTTAATAAAATCACCAAGGGTGGTTTGCCAAATAAGACATTAAATATTGCACTTGCTGGCACTGGTGTTGGTAAGAGTTTGTTTATGTGTCATGTTGCTGCAGCAGCATTATTGCAAGGAAGGAACGTTCTGTATATTACTTGNGAGATGGCAGAGGAAAANATTGCAGAACGTATTGATGCAAATCTATTGGGTGTTCCTATTCAAGATTTGTCTAGTTTACCTAGGCAGATGTTTGAAACTAAGGTAACTAATCTTAGCAAGAAAACAAATGGTAAACTTATCATTAAAGAGTATCCAACTGCTTCTGCACATGTGGGACATTTTAGGTCTCTTCTTAATGATTTGTCTCTCAAGAGGAGTTTTCGACCAGATATTATCTTCGTGGATTACCTTAATATTTGTACCTCACAAAGATTCAAAGCAAGTTTTGTCAACTCATATACCCTCGTTAAGGGTATCGCTGAAGAACTTCGTGGTCTCGCTGTTGAGTATAATGTTCCTATTGTTTCGGCAACACAAACCACTCGCTCTGGTTATGGTAGCAGCGATGTGGACATCACTGATACTAGTGAATCCTTTGGTCTTCCTGCTACTGCCGATCTCATGTTTGCCCTTATTAGTACTGAAGAGTCAGAGCAGTTGGGGCAAATTCTTGTAAAACAATTAAAGAATCGCTACAATGATCCCACTGTAAATAAAAGATTTGCAGTGGGTATTGACAGATCCAAGATGAGGTTGTATGATGTTGAGCAGTCGGCTCAAGATGAAATCCTCGACACCAAACACGAGGAGTTTGAATACTCCGACCACAAAGATAACATTCTTTCCAAGTTTAGTAAATTTTCTGATTTAAAAGTATGAGTAAGATTAATTTTTCTCGTTATGAAGAGTTTGTTGAAGCAGTCACTTCTGATTGCTCAACGAACTTTGTTGACTTCGCTGATCGTATTGGCGAGTTGGATCGTGAAGGTGCCAATATTGAGCGTCTTCTTACTGCTGGAGTAGGTATTAATGCAGAGGGTGGTGAATTTCTAGAGATCATTAAGAAAATGATCTTTCAAGGTAAACCTTGGAATGATGATAACAAAGAGCATCTTATCATTGAACTTGGCGATGTTATGTGGTATGTTGCTCAGGCATGTATTGCACTTGAAGTTGATTTTGATGATGTGATTGCTACTAACGTAAAGAAACTTGAGAAGCGTTATCCTGGTGGATCTTTTGATGTTTATTACTCAGAAAATAGAAAGGCAGGTGACAGATAAATAGAAGACGTTGATCTTCTAAACAATGTATTATAGAGGTAATCCTGAAGATGTATACCAAGTTTTAACTAGTCGTATTAGTAAATCTAGGTATACATCAGTAACTAAACCTGAGGGGGCACACGTTGCAAAAATTATTTTCAGGACAAAGCAACGATCACCACTTCATGACTCTATACAAGAACTTTTAAATAGTCATAATGAATTGAAAAATTGTTATTTTCTTCAAGTTAGAACTGGAGATCAATCAACTCTTCCAGTTATTTCTATTTTTCATGAAACTATGGTTAATCGATCTAAGCATCGAGAAACGAGAATTCTAGTTAAACCACAAAGTGGTAGAGAGTGGTTGAGTGAAGGATTTTGGAATAAAACATTAGAAGAGTTAGAAAACTGGAGAGATTTAAAAAATACACCAGATAATCAAACTGAATATGAAATTTTAAAACAATTTAATCAACAAATTTATGAATTAGGTTATGCTAAACCTGTGGATCTAGTAATTGGATCTGAGGAATATAAAAACATTATTGGAATGATTGCTGGTCCAACGGGGCATAAATCTGATTTTATTGGAGTTAACGATAAAGGTAAACTTGTTTTCTTTATCTCCCATAAAGATGGATTTAATGCTACTGACTATCAACAGTACTCTGGAATCTCATCAAGATCAGGAGATTCTATTTACAATCATCCAGAAGTGCAGTCATTTAGGAAAGACATTTCAGAAAAAACACCAGAAGATTTCTATGGTAAAATGTATTACAGAGAAATCAAAGATATCAATTTAAAAAGACGTGCTATATTTGGTAAATATTATGATGACGGTCCTAGTGATTTAAGTTCTAATAATATTACTCATTTTGCTCAAGGTAGTTTACGATTAATTCTTAATAAAGCATTAGGTAAAACTTCAAGAGCAAGAGTTAGAATGGATTTTGCAACGATGTTAGTCACTAGAGATGATATTGATAGATTTTATAATGAATATGAACCTTATCTTGGAGCAAGACAGGGTGAAGTTTATAGAACTATTGAATATGAAACTGATGATGGTGGTAGTAAAGTCAATGGTGTTCGTGGTGGAGTATTTGCCAAAGGATATATAGATAACAGGACAAGCGAACTGATTTAATGAAGTTTTCTAATTTTAAGAATAAAATGATTCAGACCTCGTATAGGCATGGAAACCTATACGAGGTTGGTTCGTATGTGCAAAACAATGATGGTGCTGTAGGTAAAGTTCACCGTCGTGGTCCCAACTATGTTATTGCTATTACTGAAGAAGGTGAAATGTTTAGATCATGGATCACTGATATTAAAGAGTATAAACAATGGAACACTTCTGGAACTAATGCTGATAATAGATTAGTTGGCACTCCTCAGATTGTTAAATTTACTCAAGAGATGACTCCTGGNTCTGATTATGATATGTGGAAAAAACCTGCCGAAGTCAAGCAACGTATAAATAAAACTAAACCGATCAAAGAAGAGAAGATGAATACCACTGTAGAATTATCAGCGTGGATGCTTGGGTTGAATATTGCTGAGCAGCAAGAAATTGCTTCCAAGGTTGATAGAATTATTGTAGAAAATACTACAGATGATGAATTGATTGAAGCAATTGATACTCAGTTTGGTACTGAACGCATGAAGGATCTTGCTGTTGAGTATATTGAAATTATCAGTGAAGGTAAAAAGAAAGGTCTTGATGGTAAAGCATGTTGGAAAGGTTATAAACTTGCTGGAACCAAACAGAAAGGTGGTAAGACCGTAGACAATTGTGTTAAGGCAGGGTTTGAACCAGAAGGTGAAATGACTGAAGCGGTATATGGTGGTGCTGAAGAAGCAGAAAAGAAAAAGAAATTAGAAAAATTTAAGAAGGGACTTCCTGCTGGAAAAGGTTGGCAAGGCAAGTATGATCAGTTTGGTAGAGAGTATGATACCAATACTGGTAAGTTGAAAGAAGAAACTCTTGAGGAAAAGAAAAAGAAACTTGATCCTGTTGGTAAGGAAGATGGGGATGTAGATAATGATGGCGACAAGGATGAATCAGATGCTTATTTGATGAAGAAGCGTGCTGCAGTATCTGCGGCAATCAAATCAAAGAAAGGAACTAAGAAAGAACAATTCTCCTCATGGAGAGACGAACTTTCTGAAAAGGCAAATAAGTATATTGAAGTTAATCCTAAGATTGAGGACAATACTGATCCAGAAAATCAGTTCAATAAAAACAAAAAGTTGAAGCACGCTGAAAAGGCAGTAAAAGAAGAAGCAGTCAGTGAAGAGTGTGGTGTTTGTAGTGAAAAGGAAGATTGTGGGTGTGAAAAATGTCTTGCAAAGAAAGCATCTAAAGTGAAGCGTGTTAAGTATCAAGATGGTGTTAACGAAGAAGTTAACAAAAAGAAAAAAGAAGATATTGTTAAAGGTATGAAAAAGAACATGGGTGATCTTAAAGCACGTTATGGCGAGAAAGCAAAAGAAGTCATGTATGCAACTGCCACTAAAATGGCTAAAAAATGATATATAATGTGTTCCCTCTTATAGGACACCATGGACTTTTTAGTAACTATCGTAAAACCTGTTTTAATTAAAATTGCAACTCATCCATCTGTAAAGAATCTTGTTATTGAACTTCTTGAAAAGTATGTAAATACTACTGACAATAGTATCGATAATATGGTTCTTGCTACGGTGAAAGAATTGCTGTTTAAACCACAAGCAGGTCAATGATTTAGGGGGGTGGTAGCACCCCTCTTTTTTATAAATATTTTATAGCAAAATTAATTTGTATAATACAGGAGTTTAGCAATGCCTCTCTGGGGAAAAAGTACAGCAGATGAATCTAAACCAAAGTGGTTAGATCGTGTCAATAAGAACGGTCTTTTGGAAGATTGCTTTGCGGATGAGCGTGGATGGGTTCTTCGTCATTATAAAGGATATGACAAAGCAACTTCTCGTTATTGGGATGAGGTTCTTGTAGCAATTGGTGGTCTTGGCGGTGCTGGTGCTGCTGACCTTCTTGCTGCTGGTGATATTACTGCAGTATTTTTTGAGCAGGAAGCACTTGCTCAAACTGATACTGGTACAGTCGTAGTAATTTATAACGAGCAAGTAGACGTAACTGGTTCTCCAACTTTGGATGTAACTGGTAGTGTAACTGGTGCTATTACTGCAACCTATGCTCGTGGTTCTGGAACTAATCGCCTTGAGTTTGACTTCACTGTTCCTTCTGCAACTGAGACCCTGAGCATTGGTGCTCAGACAATTAACCTTGCTGGTGGTACAATTTATGATGCTGGTAGCACTGATGCTGCAGACCTGGCATTTGTTTCGGGTGATGTAATTGGTGCTGGTGGATCTGGAACTGACCTTACTCTTTCTATTGCATGATAAATGAAGTTTGATGAATTGAACGAAGAGAATTATCTTTTCTTTGCCATTCAAAATTATGATAATCCTCAAGCAGTTACTAAGGAGGATTTCTATGATGATCTTAAAAGATTTAAATATCTTAAAAGATTATTAAAAACTTATGTGAAGACGGGAGTTCTTAAGACACATTTGATACTAAATCATATGATTGTTATTTACAATGTATTTGGTGAAGCAGCAACTCCACTTTTATTTTACAAAACATCTAGAGATTATTGGTCAGTTATTAAAAGTTTTATGATTTACTTGAATAGATATCCTGAAATAAAAACCGATCTAGATAGTATTGAACTTGATCAAAATTGCATTAAGGAGTTAAAAAAATTATGAAAGTATATACCCTTAGAAATAATGGGATTCTATATACTGAAGAAGTACCTACAAATAATGCCAGTTCTGGTGCTATTGCAGGTCTTCCTCCTGATGAACCACCTATGAGAAAGAAGAAGAAAAAGTTTAGAACAGATATTTTCCAGAGGATCAAAAACGCTAGATTAAAAGAACAAAAAATGGAAGACCAGCAAACTATTTTAGAAAAAGAAGATAACAGCAACTCAGAAGTTGGTGCTGCTATGCGTTTCATTCAACAGAAACGTAAACTTGCCAAACGCCAAGAGCGTGAAAAGAGGGCACAGAATCGTAAGCAAGAGATTCAAACTCTTTCTAAAGCAAAGGCAAAAGATTATCAAAAGAAAGCTGGCGAAAGACAGAAGAAGATTGCTTCTGATGTAGCAAAAACTACAGAAAAGAAAAACGTTAACAACTCTTTTGATTGGGAAGGTGCGTTTACTGAATTGAATGAGCAGTTTGCTACTCTTTCTCAGGAACAAAAGGAAAAGTTTCTTTACACCTGGTTGGAGATGTCAGAGGAAAACCAAGATAAATTTACTGACATGATCTATGAAAACTTTGAGAGAGCAACCTCATTTGTAGAGATGCTCTGATGACATTTGGATTTGGAAAGTTAAACAGTTTACAAACTAAACTTGATATTTATGAGGACCTTTCCAAAGAAATGTTGTCCAAACTTGAAAGTGCTGTAAGTTCTATTCGAGAAAACACAAATCAAACTGCTGTTATTCTTGAACGTCATGAGAATCGTCTTGATGAAACGGATAAAGCAAATAATGCAATTATGAAATTAATTGATAGGGTTGAGCACAATCTCACCGAACTTGAGAAAAAAGTCAGTGATATGCAGAAGTTCATGTGGATGGGCGCTGCTGGTCTGAGTACCCTTGTGCTAGTTGTACAACTGCTCCCTCATCTGGGATTAGCCTTGACACCACATCCCAAATCTGTTAAGATGTCAGAAATGCACATCGTTCATGCTTCACGTTGACACAAAGTACATTTCCCTTCTCTCTAATAGATTAGAAAAGTTCAAGAAAACAGAAACAACTTACAACTTTAGATGCCCCTATTGCGGAGATTCCAAGAAGAACAAGAATCGTGCAAGGGGGTATTTCTTTCAGAAGAAAGGTTCTTACATATTTAAATGCCATAACTGTGGTGTGGGTAGAACTTTGTCTAATTTTTTAAAAGATCATGATGCTTCTTTATATGAGGAGTATATACTTGAAGCATATAGAGAAGGTGCTACTGGTAAGGGAACTAAGATACCTTTACCTAATTTTAAATTTGAGAAACCATGTTTCAAAACCAACATATTTTCTGATTTGAAATTAGTTTCAGATCTAAATACAACACACCAAGCGAGTAAATTTCTTAAACGTCGTAGGTTGCCACCTGATCAATTCTATTACTGTCCAAAATTTAAGCAGTGGACAAATAAACATAAGAAAATATTCAGGGATACCAACTACGACGAGTCAAGAATTATTATTCCTCTAAGGGACAAGGATGGTGTTTTTGGATATCAAGGAAGATCAATCTATTCAAACTCATCCCTCAGATATATTACAGTAATGCTTGATGAAGATAAACCGAAAATATATGGATTAGATAAAATTAACATTGAGGAACCAGTTTATGTCACCGAAGGACCCTTCGACTCCCACTTCATTAGAAACTCTATTGCTATGTGTGGTAGCGATGTTGACCTCAGCAGTTTTGATTATAGATTTATATACGTCTTCGACAATGAACCAAGGAACAGAGAAATCTGTACGAAGGTTGCAAAGGCAATCAGAGCAGGTCATTCGGTAGTAATATATCCGAAACATATTAGAGAGAAAGATTTGAATGATATGGTCCTGGCTGGACATGACGTTCAAAGTATGGTAGAATCCAATACCTACCAAGGATTAGAAGCAACCCTTAAGTTTACCCAGTGGAATCAAGTATGAGTAACGGAATCAAAGTTAAAAAAAGGAATGGAACTATCGAGAGTTTGGATCTCGATAAAATGCACAAAATGGTAGATGCTGCATGTGAAGGTCTTGCAGGTGTATCTGCTTCTCAAGTAGAAATTAATAGTGGTTTGCAATTTTATGATGGAATTACAACTGCAGAAATTCAAAAGATTCTTGTAAGATCTGCATCTGATTTGATTGATTTGGATCATCCTAATTATCAATTTGTTGCTGCTCGTCTACTTTTGTTTGGACTTCGTAAGCAACTTTTTGGTGGGCGTTGGGAGCACCCTGATTTTTATACACAAATCATTCGTTGCATTGAGTGGGGTGTGTATGATGCAGAAATTCTTAATAATTACACAAAAGAAGAACTTGATATTATCGGTCAATGGATTGATCATGACCGTGATTTTATCTTTACCTATGCTGGTTTGCAACAAGTAGTTGATAAGTATCTTGTTCAAGATAGGAGTAATGGTCAAGTATATGAATCTCCACAATTCATGTATATGATGATTGCAGTGACCATCTTTGCTAACTATGATAAGGATGTACGATTCTCTTATATTAGGAAATACTATAATGCAATCTCAAAACACAAAATCAACATTCCCACACCTATCATGGCGGGAGTGCGAACTCCACTTCGACAATTTGCAAGCTGTGTTCTTGTTGATGTTGATGACACCCTCGATAGCATCTTTAG